CCCTTCTTGGCCGTCAATGAGTCCAAGGTGGCTTGCACGTATTCGAACGCTTTGGGCAACGGCTCTTTGTCACGCACGTACTTCTCAGCCGCCTCGTGCATAAGAGTGCCGTACCGCATGGCTTCTGTTTCTTTGTCCTCGTACTGTTTCAAAACTTTCATGTGATAAAACTGCTTGGGACATTGTTCAAACGCTTTGGCCTTGCTAAACGACCAAGGTACTATGCTACTCGCACTCACCATAACTACTACCCACACCTGACTCGCAATCAATCGGCAAACCTTCTGCCCAATCAGGAGTCCACCTCATACATTCTTCGATGTACGCCTGTGCATCCGAAACCTCTGTCTCGGGCACACAGCAAACAATCGAGTCGTGAACAGTCAATACAACTCGATACTTCTTAGCTATTTTTAACATCTGTTCACCGATTATGCAACGTGCTATTGCTTGGCATATATTTTCAATGACCTTACCACCATATATGTTTGTGCGGCCTCTTCGAGTCTTGTAGCTAAATTGTAAACCTCTTTCTTCCTGCTGATACGACAAGTCCTCGTAGCATAAGTACATACCAGAAGGTAACCTAACCCCCCGTCTTACCGGGTCCACTTTAATCACTCCCGCTCTGCCTAGCTTTGTCGCGTTGCCTCTAGTAAATTCTACTAACATGTTCTGAGCTTCACGCCACAAATGACTTATCTTCCAGTTACTTTCTCTGTATATCTGAATGACACGCCTTGCTTCGTCTAGCTCCATAGTGACTCCCGACACCTTCAACTGATCCTGAAAGCGCACTGCCCCCATGCCATATCCTGCACCGAGTATCGTGGTCTTGCCGACAAACCTTTGGTCTTTAGTTACGTCTGCTTCAGCGACATTGTAGATACGAGAGGCCATCTTCTTGTATACATCCTCTCCATTGGTGAAGGCTTCCACCAAATCATCTTGCTCTGCTAACCATGCAAGTACCCTTGCTTCTATCTGTGCTGAGTCTGCATCAATTAGTTTGTATCCTTCTGGAGCAATGATGCTATTCTTCAGTTTCTTACCATCTGGCCCACGACTAGGTAAATTCTGTATGTTGATCTTATCTGCACCACCCCAACGCCCTGTGTGAGCCGCGTAATATCTAATGGGTATGGGTAAGTTGCCACGCTTGGCTATGTCAATGAACCGCTGAGTACGTGTCTCTTCTAACGTGCTTTTGTTGCCGAGTCTTGCCGCCACCAAACTCTGAACACGTACGTCTTCGTGTTCTTCCAAAGCCTTGAAACCTTCGTCACTTTTAGCAAAAGCCAGAGTTTCTTTGCCTGTGGTGAGACTTGTCTTAGTAGGAGGTGTCACTCCAAGTTCTATAAGTAGTTCTGCGAACTTGAGATTGCTCATCAAGTCGTCCTTACTGACTTTAGCATCCAGTAGCAACTTATCTTTCCTATCACGAATATCTATAAGATGCTCTTCTAGTAACCCAAGGTCTAGCTCCAGTATAGGGTCGATAAACATTCTGAGGGTCAGGTCTATTACTCTTAACTCCTGTTTAGGGAAGTTTTTAAGCAACCGTTTAAATAATTTGAAGGTCAGGTCTACATCATTGACACAATAGTCACCGTATTTACTTAGCTGTTCAGGAGAAAAGTCCTCTCTCCGCATACCTTTGGCCGCTATGACCTCTGTGCCTTTCTTGCCAAGTCCATAGCGTTCTGACATTGCCATCAGAGAACCACCGACTTCTACACCGTCAAGACTTCTCCCCATGCACATTGTGTCAGCCCATAGCTTCGGCTTGATGCCGTATCGCCAACTAAGGATAGCCCCATCAAACATAGTGTTGTGAGCAAGCACCATGCTATCTTTCCAGTTGAAACTATGTAAGTACTTCTCTATTTGCTCATCAGTGCCGCTGGCCCATTCAGTTGGTTCGTTGTTTACCCTCACCGCTACACCCACGACTTCAAACTGTCTGTCGCGTATGTATTCTTCGGTGGTTAACTTAGACAAAGAGAAGTCCTTGTCATAGAACGTCTCAAAGTCAATCGTTATCAGATCCATCTATCTCCTCTCTTAATCTGGTCATGTACCATATTCCTTTATCAATATCTTCAATTGCCTTACCCTTGTAACGGTATCGCCATAAGTACTTCAGCGCAGCACCTTTTAGATAGCCTTCAAACTCTGTTTGGCTCATAGATGCCTTGATCGCATCGATGCACTCGATGTCTCCGACTGTATAGTGTGGGGGATGGTTTACGTTATCTTTCAAAGTTCTAACTCCAACTGAGCCGCAAACCCCTTGGTTAGCACTGGGATGACTTGATCTATGTTCTTCTCATCAACGACCATGGCTATGCCGCCACTCTTCATTATGTCCTGTAAGTTCTTCTGCTGAAGAGGGGTAGGCTTGTTGCCCTTGGCTTTGCATTCGATACCAAAGAATTTACTTTCAAAGCATCCAACTATGTCCGGCACACCACTCTTTCCGTATCCATGAGTCATGGGGTAGAAGTAGTAAGCACCTAGCTTTTTGAGTTGCTCAACAACTTTCTTCTTCACCTTTGCTTCGGGTGTCATGCAAGATTTCTCCTTTAGTTTCAAAAAACTCCATCAGCTTATCCAAAACTTCTCTGTCATCTGGCTCTACTGTATCTAGTTCTATGGTGATATTAACTTTCACTTGAACTCTTTACGCTTACCACCATCGTACCAATGAGCGTGACCTTCCTCGACAAGTTGCTCGTTGATGTTAGACTCACCGCTAAACAAAGTGCCGATCCAACGTCCGAACTTGCCCTTACCGGACAGGCAAACAGTGAGCGGTGCCATAACTAGTTCTGACAGTCTAGCTTTAGCCGCCAACCCTTTGACCTTTTCTTCTGCGTTGGAAGTTCTACTCTCCCATGCGTTGATACCTTCCATGCGTATTCTCATGTTGGACAGCAAATCGAGATCGAGTGGTTTGACTCGTATCTGAACGTCCACGGTGTCACCGTCTACTACTTTCAGCACCTCTGTCACCGGAAAACACTCACCGCTAACATTCAAGCTAGTACCCAACAAGATTGCGCCTAATAATTTTTTATTCATATAAACCCTCTTCGTTTTTGGTGATGGAAGATTCTTAAAAGACAACCCTTTTTCCAAAATCTTCCTCATCTTCCTTTCCTAACCCACCTAACTGGTTTCAAGAACTGGTATCGAGGTGAACCCGATAAAGAGTCCACCTCAAGGTGGGGCAGGGTGATAAGTTAGCCTATCCCAAGCATCTGATGGAGCCGCCCTATTACTAAAGCGGCATACCCCTTGCACCTCATTTGAGGTGCAAAACTAATGTGGAGGACGGTAAGATTGGCGGCAAATGAACCCAAAAACCCACGTAACCCTACGTGAAAAAAGGGCGTGTCGCTCCGCACTTCATCTTACCTTTCGCATCGAGACCCCCACTTCCCGATCAAGGAGACACCCAACTGCCTACATTCAAAACAGTTAGGAATCCGCGACACCTTTCTCATCTTCAACATGGTAGACCCATCCCTTTGGGCCAAACCCTGCCTTGACTTTCATACCCACGCCTTCAACATTAGAACAGAAATCGAGAATAGCTATTCTTTCTTTGATCCACGTAGGTACTTCTTCTAGGTTAGCAAATGTGTAGTTTACTCGTGTTAGTTGGTTATCTAATCCAAATACTGCTACGTGTATAGCATCTGTATTTTTATCTGACCAAACTTTTGCAAATCTACTCATCAACGCCATATACTAAGATTACCAGCACCTCAAATGAGGTGCAAGGATTTATTGCTTATTTAACGCAAGATAGTAAAGCTCTCCCTTGATCGCCATCAAACCCTGCCCAAGTTGCCAATTAGTCTCTCTGTAGCTTGTGGCCTTACCTTCTTTGTTAAGAAAATCCAGAGCGGCAATTTGTCGGGCAATATCTTCAGGTAAGTCTTCAATGAACCCAAAGCATTCGTCTTGCATGTTTTCGTTTTGGGGCACCCACTCCTTGCAATCACCGTGCACAACCTTATCATCATCGTACTCGTACACTCTGAGTTCAAAGTGTTTCCTACCGTTCTTGTTGGTACGTATGTATACCTGTAAGACATTTTTATGTTCTGTGGACTCCGCTTCGTACTGAGCATTGTAAGCACTTATGTATTCTTCAAATGTCTTAGAGAAGTCGTCTGACCACAAAGGTATCTCCTTGTTTTTGTACGCTTCCATGAGATAGGTTAAAAGCTCTGGGTGTTCTCGAATTTTTGTTTTCGATTCATTGTACTCGTGTAAGAAACGACCTAACGCTTTTTTCCGTTGGTCAGTAATCATCGAGTAGTGCTTATGAAAGAACTCATGTAAGTAAAACGGACGCATATAGCTAGCACACTTACGTGCCGCTACTTCCATGTCTTTTGCTTGACTCATATGGTAGTTGTTATCTTGTGCATTATAACGCTCGTTACGCACGTTCGGGCACCAGAATGTATATTTGTCATCTGATTTACCACTGTCAGTATGTAAGTAGTCCCCATAACCTATGGTACCGAATGAATATAAATCTCCGTCTCGGTACACGTACAGATCATCGTTGTATCTCCTAGCAAACTTCCAACTTGGTGAAGTCTGCTGTAGGCGTTGTGCAAACAACATTGTCTTGTGCCAACGCCTATCTTTTTCTGTTCTAGCGTAAGGATCGGTATCTTCACGGAAAGACGTTATCTGGTACTCGATGTCAACTTCACCTGTCAACTCCGACACCTTTCGTACTCCTGAACTCTCAGAGTACTTATGTTTAACCTCAGATAACCAACCAAGTTTGAACTGTGTTTCTAGTCTCATTTCTTTTCTCCTTGCACCTCATTTGAGGTGCAGTCTAAGTTTAAGTTTTTGTAGTTCGGCCATACACCAGAACATACGTTTTGAATATAGGCTCGCTCTGCTCTTACTTCGCTATGGTAATCGTGAGTACTTACCACAAAGTAAAGACCTATCGCTGCCGCAGCGAGGAGTAGTTTAATCATCCTTCGCCCTCCTCTTGGTCTTCGTCACTTTTAACTTTCTCACTGGGTTTGTTACCAATGTTTTATTGAAGTCTGTACACCAATCAAGGCAATCGTTTTCCATGAGTTCATTGAGGTAGTTATAAACATCGGCATCCGATATACTTTGAGATTCAAACTCAAGTTCAATAAATACTTTTGTCATACTTCGCCCTCCTCAATGTGTTGCTTAATTATGTTCCAAGCTTCTTTAATATCATCAGTCGATTCATCAGCCCACTCTAATTCTCTATTAACTAAATCCGTGATGACTGCTAGGGCATTAGTTAAAATTACATCTTCTTCTTTACTCATGCTTCGTTCTCCTCTGGGTCTTCATCCACTGGAAAATAGATACGGATTCCTCCACCATCGTCAGCGGCTTGAAACCAATCTTTGTTTGGGCAGGTTTCCAACCATTCCTTAAGTTCTGATCTTGTCATAGTCATGCTTCGTTCTCCTTCATATCTTGCACGATTTCGTTTTTGATTCGGGAAGCGGCCTTGCGGTCAAACTTCCCGATCAGTTTAATGTCACTCACCTTTACCTTGTAGGTAACGTGAGAGAGTCTCGGATTATCAGCGAGAGCATACTCGATGTACGCTTGATGTCCCTCGCTTGTATCCGTGTACCACATGCGCCCGATCACTTGAAGTCTTCCGAGTCAACATGTATGTACTTACCCACTGGCGGTCTAGCATTAGGGTTATCCACAATCAACCATAGCACTGGATGATCCCACTTACCCCAACCACCAGATAAGTAGCCGTCCGTTAGCACTATGGATGCTGTCGGCTTGATCTTGTGTTCACGTAAGTAGTTCGGGACACAACGAACATCTGTGCCGCCCCCACCGTACGCTTCCTTGATCTCAAACCCATCTAGCTGATTGTGTTCAAACTTCTCATACACTACGTCCGTATCCCAGAAGGTTACGTGTAGCTTGTGAGGCATAAGAGATTTAGCGATACTCTTGGTCTCTGCAAAGAAGTAAGGCAGGACACCCCAACAACTACCAGAAGTATCCATGTGAACACCTAGCTCTGGAACAGTGATTGACATAGGTGAAGGTAAGTAAATACCAGAACCTATGAACCTACGGTTAGGGCGAGCATAGGTACCAAAGTCATGCCCTGTCGTATGCTCGGTTGCAAAACTGCGAGTCACTTTCTTCCAATCGACTTTCGGTTTCAGCAAGTCTGCGATGGTCTCGTTGACAGAACCGCCTTGCTCTCCTGCCATCTTGATGCCTTCACGTAGTGCCTCCTCCAGTGTCTCCTTCAGTTCTTCTTGCTCTTCAGGCGTAAGTTCTTCTGCGCCCTCCCAATCGTGACCGTCCAGAGTTTCACCGTTATCGTCCTGCACCTCACCTGAGGTGCTTCCGCTTCCGCTTCCGTCATTGTCCTCGTCACCGTCACCGTCACCGTCACCGTCACCTTTACCTTTGCCGTTGCCTTGCTTCTCTTCATATAAGATGTCGAATATCTGCTTGACAGACATATCGGTAAAGCGTTCGTCTGCGAGTCCACCTTTCGGCATCACCGCAAAGCCATCGTCTTTGTTCTCTTTGTTGAGAATAAGATTGTTGTGATGGTCAAGTGCTTGGTTCGCTACTTGTGGGTCTTTCTTGCACAACTCAGCCCACACAATTAGATCACAAAACAACTTGTGGTATTCTTCATGTAGTACCAAGTACCGCTTTTCGGGCATGGTTAGTTCTTCTAAGTACTTACGGTTGAAGAACACATCTCGCCCGTTAGTCATGGCCGTTGGCACCTCTGTAGTATCGACCACTTTCTTGCGCCCGACCATCATCACGCTAGTGAGATACTTGTAGCGTTCATGGCTGATAATGTCCAGACAGCACCGCTGTAGCAGTTGCTCTGGCGTAGTTTTCTGCATCAACATCTAGGTTCTCCCTATGCAAACAAGTGATGGTTGTCTACCAACCACTGAGTGAATTTCTTGTTCTTCAGGAACACATCTCTCTGAAAGTACTTATCGTCTTGCACCTTCATACCGAACAACGTCTTGGCTACCTCAGGCATACGCTCTAGGTAGGTCATCCAAGCAGTCACCCAGTTGCTTTCAATGGCTGACATAGTGCGGAACAAAATGACACACATTGCTGAAGCATCTGTAGGTACTATCGCAGTGTCAGGGTTGTTCTTGATGTCATCGAGTGACGGTAGTTTGGATGCCATGCTGATGTAGGTCATCAAGTGTGATGCCGCAGGGACACCAATGGCACCGTTAATTGCCGCTCTGAGTGTGGGCTTGTCCAGTAGGTGCCGCTTCTTGAGTATCTTACTGCAAAACTCAAGGCTCCTGCCTGTCACTGCCGCTTCTCGCTCTGCTTGCGGATGCCATATGTATGGGTTCTCAGCGTTTGGGTCATCCTCGTAAGACTGGAATATCTCAGGATGCTCGTGCATGAAACCGATAACGTCAGGTGCCCAGTTGTTCTTGGTGGCATAGAATATCTGTTCTTCTGCCGTGGACTTGCGTAAGTGGATAGGGATAACACGATCAAGATGGTGCTCCATGAGCAAATCGCCCAGCCCCTCACTTGCCTCGTTGGTAGTTGCGTACACGATAGAGTCAGGATGATACGTGAAACTACCCATGGCACGTTCTAGCCACGAGCGCATAGCACCATTCTTGACCGACAGATTAGCTTTGCCAATCTCGTCCCACATAATGATGGATGGCTCATCTAGGTGTATACCAAACGACTCGTTGACCGCGTACTGCACAACACTGCCGTTCTTGACCTCCATGATCTTAGGTACTTGCATGTCACCCAAGTCCATCGTGGTACAGTCGATATAGAAGGTGCGATAGCCTGTCATCTCCCCCAGTACTTTGAGAGTGGACGATTTACCGAACCCCTTGTGCCCGATCAACATAGGCGTGACGTCGTTGCCACAGTGCAAGATAAAGTTGATCGCTTGCTCTAGGTTTACTTTAGTTTCTGCTGTCAATCTTAGTTCTGTCATACTCATTCTCCAATGAATTAATCTTTGCACCTCATTTGAGGTGCGTTCGTTTTACTACACACCTGTATTGCGTACGGGTATGCTTGCCCCTAGATGGTTCAGGGTTTGTGTGAGTAGTGTCTCAAGACGATTGTCTTTGTTCTTTCTCTTGTGTCTTGATAGGTACTCTTTCTTCAAAGCAATTCGCAAAGGTTCTGCGGGTATGCTCCGTATTGCTTTGGTACACGTAGCTACTACCTGTCTCCGTAGCACCGTATCGTGCTTCAGCATCATGCTGTTAACACCCGATAGAGACTGTAAGTAGTTCACGACTGTGGACATACCGCTTGCGTCTCCCGTGTTACTTACATCAACTACCCATTCTCGCATGAGTTTAGTCACGGCATTGACGTTGGGGATCAGCGATTCTTTGTAGTTCGCGTTCACTGGTTCGCCCTTGTCATTGTAGCCTAGCCGAGTGCCGTCAAAGTTACTTTCATCTAGCTGAATCAGCACGTTGGTCAAAGGCTCTAGCAGACGTAGGTACAGATCATCTCTGATACTGTCGGCCCTCCGCGTTGCCGCTTCTCTTGCCTTTTTCTGATTCATGTTGTTGATAAAGTCATTCGCTTCATCGTTGTTGTCGATGTTACGAAAGTCATTCTCGGGTATGTTCTTAGGCTCGTAACCCCACGTAAACTTAGCCAAGACATCTGGCAGTGATAAGTAGTCATCAATGTCGAACAGATCACCGCAGTCTTCTCTAGCTTGCTCTATCCCTTCGTAATACTGTTCGGACAGTTTAGTTTTCAGTTCTTCAAACTTCTCACCGAAGGCGTGTAACTCCTTATAGTAGGATATGTAACTACCACCGGGAATTAGCCTGTCACCTCTGTCTGCCCAAGGCAGGGTTAGTTCCAGATG